ACCTATGGAGAAACAATTTCAAGTTCCTAATAATCAAGTTGGATTAGGTTATGAGTTAATGGACCATCCTTGCGATTCCAAAGCAAGTGCTGCTAATGTTTGCAATTGCAGATGTACTTTAGGATATGAGGCAGTAAGAGGTGCAAATGGTAAACTTTTAACTTTAGTAGATAACCCTCCAATGGGTAGAATTGCAGTTATTTGGAACGCCTTACAAAATGTAATGGGTCAAGCAATATCAAAACTTATAGCATCATTAATACAATAACAAAAAAAATAATAACTTTGTCAATATGAAAACATACGCATCAAAAGATACTATTGTTGAAAAACAAGATATCGGTTACGAAGTAATGGATGTTGATACCGAAACTCGTAGAGTAAAAGCAGTTTGGGCAAGAACAGGAAACATAGATTTAGATAATGACATTATAGTTCCTGAAGCCTTTACTAAGACTCTAAAAGAAAGAGGTCCAGCAGGTAAAAACTTAATATGGTCTTTAGTGGACCATTGTGCTGAAATGGAAGCCGTAATAGGTAAGCCTGAGCAATTATACATTGAGGGAGATATGCTTATTGCAATCACTCCAATAGTAGAAACTGAAACAGGAGAAGATATGATTAAGATGTACGATGCAGGTCTTATCAATCAGCACTCAATTGGATTTAGCACAATTAATTCAAGCGTAGATAAAAACGGAATAAGAACAATAAGTGAACTTAAACTTTACGAAGGTAGTGCAGTATTATGGGCAGCAAACCCAGAGACTCCAACAATCTCTGTAAAGAGTGAAGTTAAGAAAGAGCAATTAGCAAATAGGCTAGAGAAACTCTTGAAAGCGTTTAAAGGTGGTCGTTTCACAGATGAGACCTTTGCGTTGATGGAGATTGAAATAAAAAGGATTCAATCAGAATTATTAGAAATTGAAATCGTTAAAGAAATCACTCAGACCGAGCAATCACCTGAGCCGATAATCGAGGAAATTAAAAACAATGATGAACAAGTCCTGAAGGCAATTAAAGAATTTAATAAAATACTAAAAAAGTAAAAATGGAAAACGTAATTAACGAAATGGCTGAGAACCTTAAAGGTTTTCAAGCTAACATCGAAGCTAAGTTAGAAGAGACTAAAGCTGAGATTAAAGTTGTAAGAGATGAAGCACAAAAACAATTTGATGCTCAAGCTGCTGCAACAAAAAAAGCTGCAAAGCGTGAAGTAAAACATCTTGACGAAGTTATCATCGAGAAATTAGATGGTAAAATGGATGAGATGGAAAAGCAAATGAAGTCTAACGGAAAATTCCGTTTAGATTTAAGAGATGTAAAGTCTATGACTTTATCTGCAAGTTTAACAGGAGATGCTCAAGCATCTTATGCTCTTAATGCATCTGTATTGCCAAGTCAAGCAGTAAACTTTAGAGATTTAATCCCTACTGTTCGTTCTGAAAGTGGTTTGTATGTATTCTACAAAGAGACTGCAACAACTAACAACATTGCTGCTCAAACTGAAGGTTCTAACAAAGGTGAGAACAACTACGCATTAAGCGAAGTGAAAGTAGTTAATGACTACATCGCTGGTTTCTCAACTTTCTCTAAGCAAATGGCTAGAAGTTTACCTTTCTTAAGCACAACTTTACCTAGAATGTTAACTAGAGATTTCTACAAAGCTGAGAACTCTGCGTTCTTCTCTACTGTATCTGCTGCTGCAACTGGTTCTACTACAACTGCTGAGACTGTTGATTTAAAGCAATTAGTTGACTACATTGGCAACCAAAAGAGTGCAAACTTTGTATCTTCTGTTGCTTTAGTATCTCCAACTCAATTAGGTCGCTTATTGAAAGAAACAATCACTGCTGGTTATTATGCTGGAAGTGGTAGTGTTATCGTTAACCCTAATGGTGGTATGACAATCTGGGGAACTCCAGTAATTGCTGCATCTTGGGTTGCTGATGATAAAGTACTTATTTTAGACAACAACTTCTGCGAAAGAGTTGAGGTTGAAGGAATGGCTATTGAGTTCTCTTATGAGAATGCTAGTAACTTCCAACAAAATATGGTTACTGCTCGTATCGAGTGTTATGAAGATATCAACTTAATGCAACCAACTTCAGCTATTTTTGCTGACTTAGGAAACGTATAGTTCTAATCTTACATAGATATAAAGACCCCTTGCTTTTTAGTAGGGGGTTTTTTATTATAAATAATGTAAATTTGTAAAAAAGATGTATGGCATATTCTAATTTTATTATAGATTATACTTTAACCGATATAGGTACTGTGGTCGAACCAGTAACATTAGCAGAGGCTAAATTGTATTGCAGAGTAACTACTTCAGTTGATGATAACCAAATTACATTAATGATTAAACAAGCAAGAGAAGCCATTGAAGTAGGTACAGGCTTGAGTTTAATACCTAAGACTGCTGTTGTTTGGTTTACTAATTGGGATGGTAATTTCAACCTTCCTTATGGTCCAGTAAATAGTTTTACTTCATTAATAGATGAAAATAACGATACAATAGTAGCTGCTGATTACACTTTAGTAGGTGGTAAGTTCCCACAATTACAAAGACCTACTTTTAGGAACCTAAAGGCTACTTATGTTGTTGGATATGCAACAGTTCCTAATGACTTAAAGATTGCTATTTTAGACCAAGTGTCTTACGATTACGAGAATAGAGGATTAGATTCAAATACAGGTATTTGTGAAAAGTCTTGGAAAGCCTGTCAACGCTGGACAAGAATAAGCCCAATATTATGAGATTAGGAAGCAAGAAAGCAAACTATGTGGATGCCAATACAATGTACTCTGAAATAGGCTTATATGTGCCTACAAGGACTGCTGATGGGCAAGGTGGCTTTACAACTACCTTTGCCTTACAAGAGGTTGTATTTGGCGATTTTAGACCAGAGAATGAAAACAGAGCCTTATTAGAGGCACAATTAAGTTTTACTCGTTCTGCTAAGTTATTTATCAGATACGATGTAACAATCAATAATAACTACCAAATAGAGGCTGAGGGAGAGATGTACACAATTCACTCTATCAAGGATGTAGAAAATCAGTTTAGATTTTACGAAATATTAATGTACGCATAATGGCATTCGTAGTAAGTTTAAGTGGAATGAAAGAACTTGAAGGCAAGTTAAATAAATTATCTACTGCATTAAAAGAAGATGTAGGAAATGAAATAAACGCATCTGCACTTAAAATAGAGAATCAAGCAAAACGATTAGCACCAGTAAATTTAGGTCAATTAAGAGGTTCTATTAACACGGATAGGATTAATGAATTAACTTATTCAATTGCAGCAAACGCTTCATATGCTCCTTATGTTGAATTTGGTACTGGGCCACAAATAAGTGTTCCAGCTGACTTTGCATCTTATTCTCAACAATTTAAAGGCAAAAGTGGTGGCAAGTTTAAAGATATGGTTGAAGCCTTAACTTTATGGGTAAAACGAAAGGGAGTTGGTAATGGTAAAAATGATAAAGGGTTAGCTTATGTAATAGCTTTAAGCATACTGAAAAAAGGTATGCGACCACAACCATTCTTAATACCAGCCTATGAAATGGAAAAACCTAAACTTATACAAAGACTAAATCAATTATTAAATGCTTAATCCTAATATAGAAATAAAGAAGTGGTTTTATACTAACTTAACAAGTTCAAGTACATTGCCTGTTTATGATGGCATAGCACCAGTTTCAGCACCTAATGAATATATCATTATGAGTGGCAGAACTTCTAATCAGGATCAAGGTAAAATCAGCTATACTAACTCGGTTACTATTGATGTTGACATTGTCATAAAAAATAGTAACTTTGGTTATAAAAGAGCCGAAACGATAAGCGATTTAATACTAAATGCAATCAATTCAGACACAAACATAACCCTTGCAAATGGGTTTTATGCTTCAAGTTTGGTGGTAGGTGCAATTAGGAATTTAGATGGTTTAAACCCTTTGGACAACGTATTTAGAACAATAATAACTTATAATTTAATAATAACTCAAAATTAAAATAAAATGGCAGAAACTAAAGTAAGCGGTAGAGATTATATTCTACTTGCAGACATAAACAACGATGGTACTTTTAAACCAGTTGCTTGTCTAACTACAAACTCATTGACATCAACTAACGACACTATTGATGCAACTTCTAAGTGTGGTAATGAATACACACCTAGTCCAGTATTTTCTCAATCTTTTGATTGTGAAGGTTTTGCAATTGATGAAACAGGAACTCCAAGTAAGGATTCTTACCAACAATTGTACACAGCTCACGCTGCAAAGACTTTATTTGCTATCAAAATGGGTAAAGCAACTCCAACTTCTGGAGATATTACTTATGGTGGTGCTGGTTCATTAGTGTTTATTAGCGATTTTGGAGTACAAGCAGATGATGCAGATGATGTTAAATTTACTGCAACATTCGTAGTAAGTGTTCCACCAATTTTACAAACTGAAACTGCATAAACAATAACCTATGTTTGAATTAAGACTGGACAACAACAAAACAATCCCCTTAAAATGGGGTACTTGGGCGATGAAAAGATTTTGCGAATTAGAGAATAAATCTCTTTTAGACTTAATCAATATTTTATCAAGTGGTGCTTTTGAATTAGGAAC